CAAATCCTCTTTCAAACTCTTTATTAAGATTCTGGATTCTAAATCTTACGCTTTCTATTTTTAAATCTAAATCACCCGTGACATCAGTACCGAAAAGAGAATTTACTGCTTTTGTTGTTGAAGTGATTGCAGGTAAAAATAAATCAAATAGTGACCTGCTCGCGCTGGAAATATTTGTTCCCAGTATAGAGAACTGCTTACCTAAATCATTATCGACGATCTTTTTAGATGCTTCGCCTGCAATGCCAGCCTTATTGGCATACTCTGCTAAAACAGAATTGTAATTTTCAAGCCCCTTTGCAGTTAAGGATTGAACTGCTCTAACGGCTTCCTGCCTTCCTAAGAGTTTAAATAGAGCATCGTTTGATCCGTTAGTTCGTTCTCTTAGTCTTTCTAGTACAACACCGAGACCCTCTGTCTGAACAGCGGCAGAGTTAAACCCTTCTCCTAGTTGCTCGCCATTCCTTGCAATAGCAGCAAGCACGGCATTTAATAAAGTCACCGACTCGCTGGTAGATATACCTGAGTTTGTTAGTTGAGCTAAGATAGCTCCAACCTCATCTAGTCCAATTCCAAAGGATTTGGCTATGGGTAAAGCTTGTCCTAAATCTTGAGACAATTCTTGGATTGTCGTCTTTCCTAATTGAACAGTCTTAAAGAGTGAGTCGCTAGCTTCAGTTGTAGTGGCCAGCTCTTTTCCGTAGACATTATAAACAGTAGTTAAAAGATCAATTGTATTTGCAGTTTCAGTGACACCACCAGTGGCAAGCTCATTTGCTCTTGTGAGTAGCTTTGCACCATCGGCTGCATCTGAAACACCGGCAGATATGATCTCGTAGTAAGCCTTCGCTTGTGAGGTTGGTGTAGTCCCGTATTGTCTTGATAAATTCTCTAGTTGAGCCACTAGATTAGCAGTAAGTTTCTCGTTTTTAGGCAGAATGGTCTCAATTTCTAATTGCGCTCTTTTGAACGAAATAGACTCATCTACCGCCTTGCCTAGTTGATTTTTAAGAAGTTCTAAACCCTTAGTTAAGATATTCCCACTAAACACACCGACCGCAGTAGTTAGTGCATTATCTAAAGAAAATGCACTTTTTTCTGCTGCCTTTAATGACTGATTAAGCTGATTGTTTTCTGATCCACCCTTTACGGCGAGGTCAAATTCAATTTTTTCTGCCATTCTCTATTGCCTCTTTTATCCATGAGAACATCATTACTTTTTCAAATGGCAATGCTTCAAATGGGATGCTTAACCCTAAGCTTTGCACCGATTTAAACTGGGCGTAAGAGATAACGGACCTCGAAACTTCCCATATATTCTCAGCCTTTTCCTTATCACCATCAACCAAATCTATTAGTTGGTGAATGCTTATACCTTGAGAAACTACCGATATCGCATCAGTAATTAAATCTTTTTTTTAAAGACTTCAAAAATCTTTGCAATAACTTCGTCTGCAATATCACTTAAAGGTAGCATCATATCTTCTGGCATATTCAAAAGTTCCTCATAAGAAGAAGCATTCTCAATGCCAGAAAAATCAATAAGCGAATACATGTGCTGAATAACATTTCTTTTAATCTTTAGAGTTTCATTTACACCGTTATTAACACCGCTAAGGTCTAATAGGTCATACACCTCTAAAATATTGGGCATTCTGTATTTCAGAACACCCTTGTTTGTTTGTTTTTCCATTATACGAAATTCAATGCTACGTCTTTTGTGCTACTCGTAACAAAGCCCTTTAAAGTTAATTCTACTGAAATAAATGAATCACCACCAGTAACATAAGATGAAACTGTACAGTTAGGAAGTGTGACATTGAAGCATTTCCCTGGCACCCAGTTACCGCCGGTCTTTGGACCTGCGTTCATCATGGCAGAAATACCAGTGTTCTTTAAAAGAGCATCTAGCAATGAAACATCATGTTTTTTAAGAACCGCACTCACCGTCATTTCAACCGTTCTTGCAGTAGGAATCTTTTCTAACACTCCGGACTCTTCACATATACAGTCAACATCTTCAACTGTTTTTGAGATTGTTATCGATACTGATTGAGCGCAAATGCAGATGTTATCAGTTTGAGTTCCCACAAAAAGCTCGGCACCTTTAATGATAATTGCATCTGCATTGTCATAAGAGGGCGTGTATGCTGCAACATAAGATTGCTCATTATCAGAAAGGTAACTTAATGCACCAGTGTCATCTGCAAGAATAGAAAAGCCAAGTGTTGCACCAATTGAGTTTGCAGAATTTACCCCTGTGTCCCAAAGAAGTGACAGTACAGAAGATCCTGAGCCAATCAAAAACTTACCTGTAGAGCTTGCAAAAGTTACTGAATATGTTTCTGCACTTGCCGCTTCTAAAGCTGCCTGTAGGGCATCGGCAAGCTCAATAGGAGTCTTGTAAATCTTTTCTGCTAATGATACTGCGAAAGTCCCACTGTCATCAGTAACGTCTAAAAATTTATTGCTAGCAGTGATTGTTACTGGGTTGAAATAATATCTTGTTCCTTCGTATGAGAATGAAACTTCACCAAACCCGTTTGCATCCATAGTGAATGATGCTTCTGTAACAGTGTTGCCTGCAGAAGCTTCTTTTGCAAACCCATTTCCTAAATATTTTGTAGTTGAAAATGTCGGGTGACCTTGAGCTGCTGCAAGATAAGTGATCGCTTTACCTAATCTTACATTAGAGGCTGGAGCTATTGGCAAGGCAAAATTAAGAGTGAGAGCATCTGATGCTACTGACTTTACATTTCTGATTACATACCCTGTACCATTTTTAACTAGAACCGCTTGCCCTGCTTGAAAGTTAACACCTTCGCCAGTGTCTACATTTAGAACTGTAGTTGTTGAACTCGAGGCGGTATCATACTCGGTCAAGGCAATCGCCTTTGATCCCATTACTGACTCATATAATACTCCGAGTTGAGGCTCTTGACCTTCAACGCCCGAATGCTTTAAGTATGCAGAGTGTGCCCCTGATACCATCTCTTTACCAATAAAAGATTTAGCAGCACCGATATCATTTAAAAGCTCGTCGCTTTCCAATTGTTCTGGTTCATAATTTAACTCGTTCCCCGGTCTAAGTGGAACAAAACTTGTGCCTGAAGATGGCTCAACGTAAACCCCAGGTGTGATCTCTTCATCAATTGCGAAGATCGACGCTCTTTGTAACCCTACTGTGCTCATATTTGCTCCTTAAATTACTTCCGTACTTAGAGTAATTGTAAATGTTAATTCAATAAAAAGGTACTTTTTTTGATCGCCTACATTAAATTCTATTCCACCGATTGAGTTAATACTGATTTGATCGATATCGTTCGGCAATCCTAGCTCGGACGGTGACCATATATTATTTAAAAATACCTGTTGATCCTCGAGAAGTGACTTCGAGATTGAATCAAATGCGTCCTTGGCTGCACCGACTGTGGGAAACTGACGCATAAGTATGAATGTGTATTCTCTGCTAATAGATAGATTACAAAATTCAATGTCCAGTCTTTCTGCTCCATTTACTTTCAAACCCCATGCATCTCTAGTAACAACCTCGGCATTATCAGAAAACTCGTATGGATTATGTAGACGCGTTTTCAAAGGGAATAAGGTATTCGCCTTTGAGATAATAGCATCATAAACAGTGCTAATACTCATCTGGAAAGCCATCCTTGCCTCGTTTGAGTATCGACAGGCTCGAGTATTGCATTGTTATTAGTGTCTACTGAATACTGAGATATATCAAGTCTTCTGTGGTATTCGTCGTAAGCCTCTTTCTTTTGAGTTAGGTAGTCATTACCAAATGCCGAATAGATAATCTCGGCAACCTTACAAACAGAGGCACCAATAAATTTTCTTCTATCTAGGATTTGCTCTGGTGCAATTATAACTCTCCTTTTTATTAGGTCTGAAATAATTACCTCAGCAGCCTTTACATGCTGAACTTCCCAATCAACTTTTCCTGCCTCAAATGCAGTTAAGAAATCCGTATTATTAAATATTGGGTATTCGTGAAATAAGTCTATATCGTCACTAAACTTATTACCCAGGAAAGACAGTTCGCAATTGGCTTTCAGTGTCGCATCAAACGAGATTCTAATCCAATATTTGTCATAGACAACCTTTGTTAATCCAAAATCTACAGAAGAGCTTACCATAGACCAACTTGCATTTTTATTTGGTGTGAATTCTACAAACCCATCATTGAATAATGCATTAGTCTCATCCTTTAAATCCACAACCTCATCCCATTTTGATCCGTAATATTCTACCTTCATGTTTGCTGGAATGTTATTTTTTGGTGGATGTATTTTTAAAAAGAAATGGTTAAACGGAAGATCGCTTGCAATGTAAATAAAGTCTCCCACTGCATAATTAATCTTTACGTGTACACCGTTTAGCCTTATAAGCTCCTTTGTAA